ACTAATCTTGAGCAGCCCTGGTTTCGGCTATCTCCTTTCTCAGGGCTGTCTCATAAATAAAGGAGAGCAATGGCAAAAGTAGAAATAGATAGAGATAGATACGGTAGGCCATTAGTAATACCACCCAAAGGTGGTAAAGCAATAGCCTATACACGAGCAACTACAATTGCTAACTCATTAGATGATGCATCAGCATTAGTAGCATGGAAAATGCGGATGGCTGCTATTGGTTTAACAACTAGACCAGATATATTACTATCAATTAGTGCAGCACAAGAAGATAAGATGGCAGTTAACTCTTTGATTGAAGATGCTATGCAAGTAGCAGGCGCAAACAAAGCAGCAAACATAGGCACAGCAATCCATTCATTTGCAGAACGATTGGATTTAGGACAAGACTTAGGTGTAGTGCCAGATGAATGGGCACCAGATATAAAAGCATATGGACATGCAACTAAGATTCTCAACAACAAGTTCATTGAACAGTTTAGTGTGTTAGATAAATATAAAATTGCTGGCACACCAGACAGAGTTGTTGAGTATAAAGGCGAGTTATTTATTGCAGATATTAAGACTGGTCGTATAGACCATCCTAATAATATTGCAATACAGTTGGCTATCTATGCCAACGGCTTGCCGTATGACAGTGCCACGGCAACCCGTGGTACATGGGGAGAAGTAAACAAAGATAAAGCAATCATTATTCATCTACCTGCAGGAACTGGCACGTGCAGATTAATGTGGATAGATATTAAAGAAGGCTTTAAAGGTTTACAATTCGCTATGAAAGCAAGACAATGGAGAGACCAAAAAGGTTTATCCTATCCGTTCGAACAGGAGAGCAATGAGTAGCACAGAAGCACCAATTAGTATCAACCTTAAAACATCAGGTGGTACACAGATAACTCTGCGTGCAGAAACACCAGAGCAATTCGCTGATATGATTGCAGTAGGCATTCATACAATAGTTGATGCAGTAACAGAAGTAGAACTAGCAGTCAAAGGGACAGCAGCAAGTAAGCCTATGTCCGTAGCAGATATTGCTTCTAGTTTTAATTCAAACATGTCATCCACTGAATCAGGTGGAGAAGAAACAGTAGAAGATAAATATGGAAACACTTGGGTATATAACAAGCCAGGTGCACCATCATGTGAACGTGGAGTAATGGTTCTAAAGTTTGGCAAAGCACAGGCAACTGGTAAACCATACAAAGCGTTCTATGACCCAGCAGCAGGACCTCGTTGGAATGGTCCAAAAATACCAGCAGAACTACGAACTAAGCCTATCTTTGCTTAGTCATTAGTAATATGATGGGGCGTTGGTCTTGTGCCACGCCCCATCTATATAAAGGAGGATAGTGAAAACATTAATAAGAAGTGTTAGTAATACAAATGTAGGTGGAGAACCATTACCATCAGTCTTTAAAGTATTTGAAACATCAGGAATTATATTACGTAGGGCTGAGGTAACAGTAATAGCAGGCACTCCAGGTGCAGGTAAATCATCAATAGCATTGGCAATTGCTGCAAAAACTAAACTACCTACACTTTACTTTAGTGCAGACACTAATGCACATACTATGGCTATGAGATTAATTGCAATGACAGGTAACATTAGTCAACAACAAGCAGAACAATTAATCAAAAACAATCCAAATAAAGCCAAAGAAGTATTATCTCAAGGCAGTCATTTGTTCTGGTGTTTTGAATCTAGTCCAACATTAAAAGATTTAGATGAAGAAGTATCCGCCTTTGAAACTATATGGGGTAAGAGTCCAGTATTGATAGTCGTAGATAATCTAATGGACATAGCAATGGATGGACATGATGAGTTTGGTGGCATGCGTGCAGCCATGAAAGAACTTAAGTATCTAGCCAGAGATACAAATGCAGCACTACTTGTATTGCACCATACCAAAGAAGGATATGAAGGCAGTCCATGTCAGCCAAGGTCATCAATCCAAGGGTTAGTCAATCAAATACCAGCAATGGTATTAACTATTGGTCAGATGAAACAAGCAGATATAACTTACTTGTGTGTAGCCCCAGTTAAAAATCGTTATGGTAAGGCAGACCAAACAGGTAATCATTATGTTAGCCTTGCATTTAATCCTGAGTCTATGTATCTAGATGATGTTGCAATGCGTTATGCACCACCACAACAACAGGAGTTGGAATGAGTAATCCACGTAAAGCAAAGGGTTCCAGCGCAGAAAGAGATGTAGTTAATTGGTTAAAGAAATGGTACCCATATGTAGAACGTAGGATTGCAGGTGCACATCTAGATAAAGGAGATATAGCAGGAGTTAATGGAGTAGTAATAGAAGTAAAGAACCACAAAAAACTAGACCTATCCGCATGGGTAAAAGAACTAGAAGTAGAAATTAAAAATGATAAAGCGTGGACAGGTGTAGTAATACATAAACGTATAGGAAAAGGAGATGTAGGAGAATGGTATGCAACAATGCCAGCAAAAATATGGATAGAATTAATCAGGAAAATTGATGGAAAAGCATAGTGTTGGTGCTTATTTAGAGCATTTAGGCGCCACCCTGCCAGCCGTGGGGCATGGTTGGCGTAAGATGAAATGCCCTTTTCACGGAGATAAACATGCATCAGCAGCCATAAACTACGATGACAATAGATTTAAATGTTTTGGTTGCGAAGCACAAGGAGATGTTTACGATTTAATAATACAAAGACAAGGAGGAAACTATATTGAGGCTGTCAAATTCGCAGAGAGCATATCTCTTGCAGGCAACAGAGGAGTACGAAAAGCATCTACATCTAGCAGAAAGTTATCTTTCAAGCCGTCATCTATCGGTAGAAGAGGCCAAAACTTTTAATCTAGGATTCGTTAAGGACCCATTACCAGGACATGAGGCTTATAGAAATAGGTTAGCAATCCCATACATCACACCGTCAGGTGTGGTTGATATTAGATTTAGAAGTATTAATAATGGAGATGAACCTAAGTATATGGGTATGCCAGGGGCTAAGACTACAATGTTTAATGCACAGGTTGTACTTACATCAGGTAGTTATATATGTGTAACTGAAGGTGAGTTAGATACAGTAGTATTGTCAGTAAAGACAGGACATCCAGCCGTAGGTATACCTGGAGTTAATAACTGGCGACCATACTATACTAAGATACTAGATGATTTTGAAACAGTAATTGTATTATCAGATGGAGATAATGCAGGTTTAGAGTTTGGCAAAAGATTAAGTAGAGAACTACATAATGTTAACTTACTACAAATGCCAGAAGGACATGATGTTAATAGTATTATAATACAAGAAGGAAAGGATTGGTTAGATGAGCGAATTAGAAAATGCTTGGGACAATGATAAAGACTTCTGGGATTTTGTTGGAGATAACAAAAAGTTAGTTGGCATATCAGTATCAGATGGGCAAGGATTAGATATACTAAATGCATTAAGAGATATATATATAACTATTGAAGAGCATCCACAAGATGCTTTATCTATGTTAACTTTATTAGGTACAGTTATATATGCAAGCAGCATAGGAGAAGGTCAGCGATATACAGATGAGATACAAGTAGTATCAGCAATGGAGAACTTTGACTCAAGTATTAAGGAGATATTAGATGAAAAACCCAAGTGATGTAGACACAATACTAAATGAACTACGTAGTATTATGATGAAAAAACAGGCTGACTATGGACCCTTGAATATAGCCCTTGCCCCTGGCGGTGCTATGAATGGGCTGCGTGTAAGGATGTATGACAAATTGGCTAGGCTAAATAACCTAGCGGGTAAGGACGCCACGCCCAATTTTGAATCAATTGAAGATACCCTTATAGACCTGGCTAACTATGCCATAATAGGACTATTGGTACAAAGAGGACAATGGGAAGGAATAAACAATGTGGAAGATTAGAAATCCATTTTATTGGGTAGATACACCTAGAGAAATTATACTTGTAGTTTGTTATCGTTGTTCCAAAAATTTTGGAATACATCTAAATAATGTACGAGTATATAATTATTGTGGTAATTGTAAATAAATGAGTGAAGAGTGGGTACAAGAATATGATTTACTTGTATCCTCCCTTGCCTCCGAATACTTTCGTAAGTATCCCATGCTTGAAGCAGCAGATATAAAACAAATCTTATGGCTATGGTTTATTACACACCCAGTTAAATATAAAGAGTGGTCTAAGTTACCACCAAAAGATAAAGAAAAATTAATTGCTAAATCGCTACGCAATGCGGCTATTACTTATTGCGAAAAAGAAAAATCTAACAAATCTGGTTATGATATGTCTGACCTTTACTACTATGACTCTTCTGTTATTGAAGCATTTCTCCCATCTATTTTATCTGGAAGTTATGAGATACCTACAAAAATTAAAGACCTTAACTTTCAGTTTGGTAAATCAGGTGAAGTTACAGATGGAACTAATTGGCTAGTACTTAGGTCAGATATAGAAAAAGGATTCAACAAACTAGCAGAGGCAAAACAAAATATTTTAAGGCTAAAGTTTACAACGGATAACAGTGAGTGGAGTCAGTTAGCCAAAGAATTAAACACATCTCCAGATGGTGCACGTAAACGAGTTGAACGTGCAATTAACTCTTTAACTAGGATACTTGGTGGTTGGCGTACATATAATGATTCAGATGTAGTCGCTACTGAAAATGAAGATGAAGATGACCGAACAGAATCCTAAAGAGATAAGTAGTTTATTTCAAAAAGATTACACTAATGCTATGGACCTACGTGGGAATCCTATAGGAAGTATATGTATGTGTGGCTCAGAATTATTTACAGCCATAGTTGGATTTGATGAAGGAGAAATATCTTTTTACTTTTTAGATGGTGAGTGTGTAGACTGTGGCTCATTAGTAACTTTACCTACCCCAATAGATGATATAGGAATGGATTGCATGTAATGCCCTACTACGATTTTGAATGCAAGATTTGTACTAAAGTAATAGAACTTACTGACCCTACTCCACCACCTTGCACCTCTTGCGGAAATGTAATGGTTCGTATATGGTCCTCTACACCAGTACACTTTAAAGGAAGTGGCTTTTATTCTACGGGGGGCTAGTGAGATTTAGTGATACGCCAGCATGTAATGGTATTGATGTGGAGATATTCTTTACAGAAAAAAAAGGTCATTACGCTAACCTTGATTATGTAAAGAAAATATGTAAGACTTGCCCAGTACGAGTTGAGTGTTTTGATTATGCAATGGATACCCTAGTCCATGGAATATGGGCAGGTACTACTAAAGAAGAAAGGGATAGAT